ACTGCGCCGCCTGCTTGATGCTGACGATCCGCATCATGTACACGGCGTCCGGCAGCTCTATGTCCTCGACCCGTTTTCTGCTCACTTTGGCATGTCCTCTGTCATCGTCTCGGTTTGCGGTGGCACAGTCGGCGTCGCCCCCGTCGAAGGCTGGTCCGCGGTCGTCCCGGCAAAATGATCAAGCACGTTGCCGAATGCCGCGCCGCGCTGGTCGTCGATTGTCTGGACGGTTTCGACGCCGAGCGATTCCGCCTCGTCGCGCTGCAGGAAGATATCGATGTCGCTCGATTTCGGCAGCAGCTTCGAGAGCACGCGCAGCGCCGTTTTCTTCATCATTTCGTCCGGCCATTGTTTCCAAGGTGCATCGTCGCGTGAGGCTCGGCTCATGGCGCGGCGCTTGTCGATTTCGGCCATGGAAAGATCGGCGATGAAGCTACCGCCCTCCTTGGTGGTCGCCAGCGCGTAGACCCGGCGGATTTTCTTGCCGGAATTATCGTCCGCGGGCACATGCTTAAAGTGCTCGCCCTCCTGGGTGATCCAATGCTCGTAAACGTCGCCCTCGAAGACGATGCCGGTGCCGACCCAACGGAACTGCCCGCTGTTGCGGAACTTCTTCAACAGCCCTTGGTACATCGGCAAATATTGCGCCTTGTCCTTGTAGGGCACGATCGCCGCTTCCTGGCCGTCCGGCAGCAAGCCGTCTTGCGCGCAGCGCATGCAGGAAAGCCAGAGCGAACGCCGCTCGCACGCCATCAAGGCAGGGTTGAGCTGCACTGCGGTCATCACCGACGAGATAAACCTTTCCGGTTTCATGTGGGGCGGTAACGCCGTGCGCAAGGAATCGACGCGCTCTTGCAGGTAAGTGTTGAGTACGACCAGCGGGTTTGCTTGTTTGGTTGCTCGGGCTTCGGCCATTATGGTTGTCCTTTGTGATGAATGCGGAGCGTGCGGATGTCCTTCGCTTTCATGACGTATTCTGCTCTGTGCGTCGTCTTCCAGGTGATGTTCCAATCCGGCAAGCCGACGACACTTTCAGCGTCTCGCATTTTGAATTTCAGCATCGTTTCGATTTCGTCCTTGCGGGCTTCGTAGCCCTTCATTGCCGTCATGATCTCGGCGCGCTGATCGAGCAGTGCCGGCAGTTCGTTGTCGCCGCTGAGATCGATTGATTTGTCGGCGACCTCGCGCGGCGCGATCATCTTGAGCAGTTCGGCGTCCTTGCCGTAATCAGGCGCGGGCTCGCGGCCGGCGGCGACGTCGTCCCAAAACTTGGCGACCGCATCGCGTATGCGCTGCTCGGCAGCAGGGTGACGCGGTACTTCGATGATGCTCAGCGCCAGGTCGAATGCATTGATTTCGAGGACGGCAACGACGCCGAATGCGGCGTCGGTCAGCATCGCCTCGGTCAGCACCTGTAGCTGCACCCAGAACGGCACGGTGGCGCCGCCTTCCCAATCGCGTTGGTAGATATACGGGGCGGCAGTTTTCGTTTGCAGCACGCCGAGGCCGCGCGGGTCGCCATGGATCAGAAAGTCGGGTGTTGCGCCAAGCCGCAGATCCGGGTCGCGATAGTAGGAATCGCATTTCTCGATGCGCCAGTCCGGCCGTTCCTCGGAGACGGCCAAAGCGACCGTCGGCTCCATCAATCGGCCGCGGCGAAACACACGATTGTCGGCCTCGTCGAACTCGACCCCGGAATGCGCGAGGTAGAGTTTCAAAGCCGAAACGTAGGGATGGCAACCAAATAGACTGGCAACGACGCTGGCGGTCACGTCTGGCTTTCGCAGCGCGAGCCATTGCTCGCGAGAAGTGATCTCGATGCGCTCGATCGTCATCGCGGGCAGCTCCAGTCAAAGTGCGCGCCCGGCGTAGTCGTTCTGGACTTCGCCAGCCTTCTGGCCGGGCGCGCGGCGATCGCAGCGGACAGGTCACTCGTCAGGTTCATCCGCGGCGAGCGCATCAGGTTTCCACTCATTGTTATTGGTTGCTGCTCGTTTCCATTCATTGCCACTATTCACGACCTATTTGGCGCTGCATTTCCACCAATCAACTTTCGCTCATGAAAATAAATAGTCAAGGCGAGCGCGGCGCAGGCGCAGCGGACAGCGCGACTCCGGCGTACTTCGCAGTCGCGGCGCAGAGGCACTATTCCGCGACAATCATTGGGAAATCCGCAACGCGGCAGTAGCCAAAACGGTCACCAATAATTTTTCTCGGGCGCGAAATGTACCAGCGGGCCTACGTATTGACGCCCCCGCGCGATCAGGACCAAGGTGGGCGCTCGCGAACATTCCCGTCACGACCAAATCAATCTGGTTCACTTAACGAGAAGCCGCCGCCGCGCCCGCGCGTGCGTGGAAGCACATCGAGAGGAGGTCGCATGAGCAACATCAAGATACATCCGGCGGCAGAATGCGTGCGACTGATGGATGAGGAGGAGCTCGCCTCATTGGCGGCAAGCATCGAAGCGCATGGGCAACGCGATCCGATCATTCTCGGCCGCGTCAACGGTGCCGCAAGCGAAATGTTGGTCGATGGCAGAAACCGATTGCGTGCGTGCGAGATTGCCGGAGTTGAGCCGCGGTTTGAGGTGATGCAGTTTGAGGATGACGAGTCAATAAAGGCGTTTGTCGCGGACAAGAGCGAGCACCGCAATCTAACCAAAGGGCAACAGGCGATGCGGCTCGCATTCCTCTACCCGGAGGCCAAGCACGGTGGACTGAGAAAAAAAGGTTCAAGTTCAGAAACTAAACTTGAAAACGTTTCTAAGGCGCGCCTCTCGCAAGCTCGCGCGGTGCTGGGCTATTCGCGCGAGTTGGCGTTGGCGGTGCGCGATGGAGCGGCGAAGCTAGACGAGGCATTGGCTACGGCAAAGGCGCAACGTGCCAATCTCGAGTCGAATGAGGAAAAGCTCGCCCGGCTACGCTCCGAGGCTTCTGATCTCGCCGAGTTGGTCGCTGACGAACGACTATCGCTACCGGAAGCCTATCAAGCATTCGAGCAACGCAAGCGCGATGCAGCCGCAGCCGAAGATAGCAAGCGTGAGACTTTGTTGCGACTCAGTGAAGCCGCGTATCGAGGAACGATCGCTTGGGCGAATGACGAGTTTGCGACCGATGTTCTTGATCGTCTTGACGATGCAGATTTCAGTCAACGTTTGATTGACCGCTTACGTATTGACCACCAGGCGCTTCCCGACATTCAGCGCGGCGCCAACGCCCTCACCGAAGTATTGAACCACATCGCAAAGAAAGGATCGTAGCCATGACCAGCATGGTCGCTGACTCATTACGTGAGCTATTAGGCATTGAGAAGAAGCGATATCTTGAAGGTCAAGCGGAAGAAGGCGGCACCGCCGAAGGCTTCCGCGATCGCATTCGGAAGCAATATACCAAAGACCCGACCAAATTTGTCTCGTTGGTGCTCGACGCGCTCATGGAAGCCACTACAAAAAAGTGGCAGGAGCCGCCCCGAAAGCATGGCCCAGATTTGTTTTCCATCGGTGGCTTTACCGTTCCTGAGTATCTGACGCGCCCGGCTTCTTACGCGACGGGTGCCGACATCGAGGAAGACGACGAACAGAAATTCGAGAAGGTTGATTTCAAGTTTGCGACCGTCAACGACCTCTTTGATGATGCCACGATAAAATTGCGCAAAGCCGCACAGTCATCCGCTGCCGCGGAAAAGGAAATGCAAGCTGCCGACGAAGCACGGCGGCGGGCACGCGGCAAGATGAGCGCATTTCTTCGCGACATTACTGATACCGCATGACCGACATCCTCGGCCTCGCGCAATTCACGGCCGAGGAAAAGCACCGCGAGGCGCTGCGCGAGCTGGCGATGCGCAAGACGGTCTTCGATCGTCGTGTGGCGGACGGCAAGATGAGGTCCAAGGATGCCGAGCGCAAGATCGCGATTATGGCAGAGATCGCACGTGACTATGCTGAGTTGGTCGAGAAAGAAAGATTGATCTGATGCTTGACCTTTCGGGACAAAAATTTGGCCGGCTTGTTGCGGTTCGCCGCGATGGTTCAGTTCGCAAAAGTGCGACTTGGCTATGCCTCTGTGACTGTGGAAATCATAAAGTCAGTGCCGCCAGTGATCTTCGTCGCGGTTTCGTGAAGTCTTGTGGATGTCTACCGCGGCGCAACTATCGACCGCCGCCGCATAATTTAGCTGGCCAGAAATTCGGAACGCGCACGGCCATTCGACGAGTTGAGGGTAAATGGTTGTGTCGCTGCGCGTGTGGCGCGGAGACGCTAGTGCGTATTAACGATCTCAAAAAGAGCGATCATGGTTTCTGTTGCTGGCCCGTCACACACGGTCATGTCCGACGCGGCGCAAGAAGTGGAACTTATAACTCTTGGGTTGGGATGTTGAGCAGGTGCGAGAACGTGAATACGGATTCCTACAAGAGGTATGGCGGTCGCGGCGTCAAGGTGTGCGAACGCTGGCATATATTCAAGAATTTTTTGGCCGACATGGGCGAGAAGCCCGCTGGTATGTCAATCGACCGCATCAACAACGACGGAGATTATGAACCGACCAATTGCCGATGGGCAACGCCCAAGCAACAGCGCGCGAATCAAAGGAAGGAACGCTTACTGTGACCAACGTGCTCGCCCTCGACCTCGCGACTGTCACAGGATACGCGCGCGGCGTCGTCGGCGGCCGGCCCATCGCCGGCTCGATCCGCTTCGGCACGCGCGAGTCGGGCGACGGCGAGGTCTTCGGCCAGGCCATCGGCTGGATGAGCAAGCTGCTCGAGATGGCGCCGCGGCCGGACATCATCGTGCTCGAGGCCATGCTACCGCCCGGCGCCAAGGTGGGCGCAACCAATTCGTCAACGCGCGACCGGCTCGCCGGCCTGCACGCCATCGTCCGCGGCGTCGCGCACATCCGCGGCATCAGCGAGATCGCCTGCTATTCGGTCGGCGACATTCGGCATCATTTCATCGGCGAGCGCAGCCTGCGGCGCGCGCAGGCCAAGGCAGCAATCGTCTTGCGCTGCGAGATGCTCGGCTGGCAGGTGGTCGATAATAATGCGGCAGATGCATGTGCCGCCTGGTCCTACGCCTGCTCGATCATCGATCCCACGCAGGCGCTCAAGGTGTCGCCGCTGTTCAACAAGCAGCTGCGGGTCCATGTGCAATGACCGAGCGCTACCAATGGACCTATGCCTATGCCGCGCGCGGCGAGCGGCTCGAGGATTTTCTGCGGCTCGGCTGGACGCCGCACGACAGCCTGGCGAACACCGCGCATGAGCAATATGCCGTCTTGGTCGAATGGTTGTGCGATTGCCCTTGTCTGTTTCCGCGCACAATAGGGGAGCGGCCATGAAGCCGCTCGCCATCGACCTCTTCTGCGGACTCGGCGGCTGGACCGAGGCGCTGCTGGCCGAGGGCTACGACGTGGTGGGCTTCGACATCGAGCGGCACCAGTACGGCGACCACCGCTATCCGGCCCAGCTCGTCCTTCAGGACGTGCTGACGCTGCACGGCAGCCAGTTCCGGGACGCCGCGCTGATCGTGGCCTCGCCGCCCTGCCAGGCGTACAGCTACCGGGCCATGCCGTGGAAGCGCGCCAAGGCGCTGCCGCCGCCCGACAACAGCCTGTTCGAGGCGTGCTTTCGCATCCAGCGCGAGGCCTCGGAGGCCGCCGGCCACAAGGTGCCGATGGTGGTCGAGAACGTGCGCGGGGCGCAGAAATGGGTGGGGCGCGCGCGCTGGAACTTCGGCTCGTTCTATCTGTGGGGCGACGTGCCGGCGCTGATGCCGATGACGGCCGAGGCCGTGAAGGTCGGCGGCTTGGATTGGAATGGGTACAAGAACGGCGACCCGAATTATCGAGGGCAGGCGTTCAATACGCACGCCGAGCGCAACATCAAGAACACTGGCGGCTCGTGGTTCGCCGTCGCCCACAACACGACCAGCGGCAAGGGGCGCAACCCGGTTGGGCGCCGACTTGCGGACGGCATCAAGCAGGGCGGGACGTCGTGGCACGACCCCGGCTCGGCATCGAGGACCAGCGGCAGCAAGTCCCCCGCCCGCAAGATGGCCAGCGCCATGATCGCGAAAATTCCGCAGCCGCTCGCTCGCCATATCGCGCGGACGTTCAAAGCAATCCAGCAAGAATGGGAGCGACCATGACCACATCAGCCGAAACAACGGGACGCCTTCGGCCGGCCTATCACCGCTGGCGCAAATGCCCTATTCGCCTCGAGGCCGACGACTTCGCCCGACTCTGCCATGCCGCCGGCATGCGCAACACGCTGCCGATCGAGCTGCTCGAGCGCATCGTCCAAGTCACGCTGCGGGCCAATCTCATCGACGCCGTGCTGGACGACAAGCAATGAGCGGCGATCGCATTGCGCCCGTTCTGGTTTTGCGCGCGCGAGCCGAGGCGCGGTTTTTGCTGTTTCGCTGCGGTGAATTCACGCTCGGCGAGGCGCTCGACCCGCTGTTCGCCTATGCCTACAAGGCCGGCCTGGTCAACATGCTGGGCACGGAAGCGATCGAAGATATCATTTACGACGCATTCGGGATCGAGCATGCCGCATGACAGAGCTTGGCCAATTCGCCCGCGGCTTCGAAGTCTGGAAAAGCGTTTTGGCGCCGATCAAGGACATCGAGCGCCGCATGATCATCTTCGGCAACATGGCGCAGGAGGTCGCCGGCTACGTTGGCAAGGGCCTCGACAAAACTGCGGCGGCTGATGGGCTCTACGAAACCGCGCAAGCGCATGGGTTGGTCGGACATTTCGGCGAGGACGTGGTGCAATTGCGCATCGGCGAGGCGTTCGAGTACGTCGAGGCGCATCAGCCGAAAGGCACCAACGGCTCAACGACGCCACCAGGCGCGATCCGCATCCTGAGCAAAGCGGAATTCATCAAGGGCTTCGTGCCGCCGGATTATCTGGTCGATGGCATCTTTCAACGCCGCTTCATCTATGCGCTCACCGGCCAGACCGGCCACGCTAAGACCGCGGTGGCGCTGCACCTCGCTCAGCTCGTCAGCTCGACCGACTACAACGCTATGTTCGGGCTGCACCGCGTCGAGAAAGGCCGCGTGCTCTACCTCGTCGGCGAAAACCCCGACGACGTCCGCATGCGCGTCATCGGCGGCGACAGCTTCCGCAAGGACGACCCGACCCAGGACAACATCACGTTCATCCCCGGCGTCTTCGACATCGCCCAGATGTGGAGCACGATCGAGGCCGACGCTAAAGCAAACGGCGAAGCTAGCCTCGTCATCATCGATACCAGCGCAGCCTATTTTCTCGGGAACGAGGAATTAAGCAACACGCAGATGGGCGCCTATGCCCGCACGCTGCGACGGCTCACGACGTTGCCCGGCAAGCCGTGCGTCCTCGTCCTCTGCCATCCGATCAAATACGTCACCGATCCTTCCCAATTACTGCCGCGCGGCGGCGGCGCCTATCTCGCCGAGATGGACGGCAACCTCACGCTTTGGCGCACGAGCGACGACGTGGTGGAGCTCCACTATAACAAAATCCGCGGGCCGGGCTTCCAACCGATGTCGTTCAAGCTCGAGTCCATCAAGTCGAGCAAGCTGCTCGATCAAAAAGGTAGGCAGATCAGTACCGTCCGCGCCGTCCCCATTAGTCAGCGCGAGGAGGAACAGCACGATAACAAGGCCGAGGAAGATGAGGATCACGTGCTCGCCGCCATGCTAAAAGTGCCGGCCGACGATGGCGGCTCATTTGCCAATTGGGCAACCGATATCGGCTGGGTTCAAGACAATGGCGAAGTCTACAAAAAGAAGGTCGAGCGCCTGATCGGCAACTTGGAAAAGAAGAAACCGAAACTGACGGTCAAGATCCGCAATCGGTGGCATCTCACCGAAGACGGCAAGACCGCAGCTCGCCAGGCCGTCTTGCGGTTCAACCGAAAACAAGCGGCCGACAGCCAAGCCAGCTTGCTCTGAATATCGGCCCGAAAATCCGGGACGAGTAGCTGTCACATTATCAAGCAAACTCCGGGTTGTGGGCTATTTTGGGACTAGGCTCTCGTCCCTCGCGTCCTGAACCCGTCCCAAATCCGCTAAGTCTTTCGGACATAAACAAAAAGACCGAGACTGTTGTCGTCCCTGCGCCCTCTTGGCGAAATCCCTAGGTTCGCCAGGGGAGGTCGGGACAGGACAACAGTGAGTCTTATATGTAGACTTCTGAGTAAGAGGGAATTTCGCCGATTTCGGAACCCGCAAATTTGACGCCCTCGCCGCGGCTGCGTTAAGGCAATGCGGCATGACCTTCTGGTCGGTCGCGCAAATCTACATCAATCGCGAGTCATACGTCGCCGGCAGGATCACCGATGCCGGCTTTGAGGTCTTCGCGCCCAAAACCCGCATCCGCGTCAAAGGCACATTTCGGGTCGTCGCCTTGTTCCCCGGCTACGCTTTCGTCCGCATCGTCGATCGCTGGCGCGCCGTCGCCAAGACGCCAGGCGTGCTCGGGCTGGTCATGAGCGGCGAACATCCGGCGCAATGCCCAGATATCGAGGTTGAGAAAATCCGCGCAGCAATGCGCAACGGCCTCGTCCAATTGCCGAAAATGCCGCAACGCGCCAAGCCGCGACCGTTCAAGGTCGGACAGAATATCCGCGTCCTGACCGGATCGTTCACCGGCTTCGATGCCGTCTATGCCGGCATGAGCACACGCGACCGCCAGCTCGTCCTCTTGACCATGTTCGGGCGCCAGACCCGCGTCGAGCTTGCAACAATCGATGAGATTGTTGGGGCCGAAAGTTGCGCGCAAAATCAATCCGGTGTACGTGGGTTTCGTGGGGAAAAAATCGAGTCCCCTCGACGCGCGGCGCGCGCCTTGCAGGCTGCGATAAAAGCGTAACCAAACAACACGAAGCGGTGCTAGGCGCAATCAAGCAGCACCAATCACCACCAAACAACACAACAATTCCGCGTTTCACGTGAAACGACACATCTGGTGCAGGGTGGAGCAGTCCGGTAGCTCGCGTGGCTCATAACCACGAGGTCAGCGGTTCAAATCCGCTCCCTGCCACCAACAGTGAACCAGAACGCCGATGCCATACCTCGTCGAAGTCGATAGCGACGCAGTCCTGCTTCGGCTTCAGAAGATGATCTGGAAAATCCAGCACTTCAAAACGATCGACATCGGAAGCGAGCTGTCCGATTGGCAGACCCAGGACATGCATCGCCATCGACCGTTTACGATGCGATCGCGTCGAGCTGGTCGAGCCGCAACAGTCGTGCGACCGCATTCGCTTTACGAAACAAGGGCATCGGTCAAATACCAGAGCGGCCTCGAGCGCAAGGCAGCGAGCAAAGCCAAGCGCGCCAGGAGCAAGCGCAATCTGCGTGCGCTCGCGCTCTGGCAACGCAAGACCTCGACGCGACCGATCCTGCGCGAGGAGCTCGGCCAGAAGCTCGTGGCGCGGATGGCGCGGCTACTCCAAGAGAAGATCCGTTGGTGAAAAGGTAG